CTAAAGTTCTCCAATATCACGAAGAAACGCCTTTACCATCTTGATTTGATAGGGATACAATTCTTTCCCGGGATGCGGACCGTCGAATCGGAGAATGCGACCAGTTTGAGTGTGATAATAACTGATGGCAGATCCCCGACCACCGGCTCCTTTCTGACAGCCGCATTGTTTCATAAGTGCATCCAACTCATCTATGGTAAAGTTCTTCGGTATACTGGAACGGGTTAATTTCTCCAAAAGTTTCTCTTTCTTTGGCAACAGAATTACCCTCCCTTAATGTTGCAACTAAGGAATAGTTGCAAGCTTATTGTAAATAGGAAAAATTCATTTGTCAACTCTTTTTGCGTGTTCCTTTATATTACCCGGCTCAAAAACTGAACAGCCCGGCCGACGATCTCAGCGTTTTCCTGTTCACCGCGGATGATGATAGGTGGGTACATTGGATTCTCGGAGCGCAGCTCCAGATAGTCGGCGCCGTGGTAAATGCGTTTGAGGGTGTATTCCTCTCCGACACGGACCACGCCGATCTGACCGTCTGGTACTTCGCCTTCTTTGACAAAGACGGTATCGCCGTCGAAGATCCGGGCATTGATCATACTGTCACCAACGCACTGGAAGACAAAGTCGGCGTCAATATCCGCAGGGGCCAGGACGGAGGCATCCTCCAGTGGTTTGAAAAGAGGCTGGCCGCAGGCCGTGCCGCCTAGAACCTGCCAGCGCTTCATGCGTGGAAGAGGAAGCAGAGGTGAAGTAACTGGGGAAGTGTCATCATCGATTAAATAGGATGCTGGGACATTGAAAAGGTTTGCTAATAATTTGATAGTTGACGTTGGAATATCTTCCACACGTCCACACTCCCACTTGCTGACTGCATTTTTCTGAACGCCTACACGTTGGCCTAACTCTGTTTGTGTCAGACCGAGCGATTTTCGAAGTGTTTTGATTTTTTCACCGACTGTCAACCGGGTCACCCCTCTCATGATTGTATCTTAATAATAACATATTTTTTCCTAATGTCAACAAAAAGTATCTTGACAAATGGAAAAGTATCGCTATAATGAAAGTATCTTGAAAAGATGAAAGGAGGCGTAAACATGAACAGTGCATTGCTGAAGGGAGAAATCAGAGCAAAATCGATGACCCAAGAAGATATTGCATCGAAAATTGGCATCAGCCTGTCAAGATTCAATGCAAAACTCAACAATACCGGAGGAGCAGAGTTTTCCCTCGGTGAGGTCAGGGCTATCAAGGCCCTATTGTGCTTGAACTCTGAGGCGGTTGACTCCATTTTCTTTGACGAAAAAGTATCTTGAAAAGATTACATTCAAGGAAATAATGGGAGGTGAAACATCCATTGGAAATCACACTGCGGGCGGCCCGAGTAAATGCAGGACTGACGCAAGAGCAGGTGCAGGAGCGGCTGGGCATTTCCAGAAGCACGCTCCACAGGATCGAGACCGGGAAGAGTTCCCCGAAGTACAAGACCTTCTGCGATCTCTGTCGGCTTTACGGCATATCGACCGAACTTATCAAAAAAGAATAGAGCAGGATGGTGGTGCATCCTGCTCAGCTGGGAGAGCTTATTTCTTTTTGCTGGGCTTTGTCTGGGCCAGAGCGCTGCCAGCGACGCTCTTGGAAGTTGCACTATAACGATTATCGGTCAAGATTTTGGACGCTTTAGAAGCAACAGAAGAGCTGGTTTGTTTAGTGTTCTGCTTTGCCATGAAATTCCTCCTTTCGTTGGATTGTGTTCTCATTATACTACATATTGTGTCAAAAGCAAGACATGACCACAATATATAGTGTTAATTATTTGTGAACATATTTTCTAACCTGACGAGAAGGAAGATCCTGAAAAGTCACAGACTGAAGATTTATTTCGATGGTTATGGTGGAAAAACTTTATCCAATCGTATTTCAACAGGAGGTACATATGATCGACATCAACAAGTTTCTGCAGGTGCTGTCTGAAATCTTTTCGGACAGACTGGGTGTTCAGGTGACCTTCACGGCCACACGGAAGGAGGAGGTGAAGCAGGGATGACCCCTGAGGAGGTGGCCAAGTGCCGGGTGCTGGCGGAGCAGCAGCGGCGGGCACGGAGGCTGATCGAGCAGCTGCAGGCAGAGAACGCTGCCCTGAAAGCGGAGTGCGAGGCCCTGCGGAGTGCGCAGAGCGAGGCGGCCAGACTGTTCGATCTGGACAGTGAGTGCTTTTTCGCCATCGTCCACCAGAATTACCGGCTGAAAAGTCAGGAGCCGAGAGTGCAGGTGTTTTACCCGTGCGCGAAGTAAAGGATACCTGGGAGCGGCGGCTTACGTTGACCCTGTGGGCGCTGAACATTGCCATGCATATTCTGCTGCTTGCCCAGAGGATATAAAAAGTGCCGCAGTCGGGAGTACCAGTCCCAAAAGCGGCAAGGAAATCTACACAGGGCTATTGTAGCCCATGGGAAAGGAAAAGTCAAATGACTTGTTTGGAAATAATTACAAAAGCCCAGAAGGGGCTGGAGGATACCGATGCTTTTGCCGTCGGGGAGCAGCTGAAAGAGCTCTGCGAAGATCCCACCTGCGCGGAGCTGGTTGCCAAGGATCTGGAGATCAAGGACATGGGCCTAAAGGACTGTGCCGCCAAGATCAAGGCCTACGCGGATGCCCATCGGAAGAAGGGGGCGAACTTCTCCTATGTGTCGCCAAAGACGGCAGAGGGGATCATCCGGGAGTTCTACGGTCTCCCGACTCCCGGAGCGCGGCCTGCGGAGCAGCCCAAGCCCACCACCAAGGAAGACTTCCTGAACCTGGAGGATTTTCTGTGATGGATCGGGAAGCGTTTGCAAAACGCCTGCCGGAGCAGGCGCCTGCGGCTCTGACAAAGTTGGCTTCCACACAGGAAAGCGAGCTGGGAAACACGGCCTATACCGTATACCGCTGCGAGCGGCGGTATCAGGCACCTGCCATGGAAGACCTTTTTGAGAACCGAACCAGAGGCTCCCGTTACTGGGCGACACTGTGCAACTGCACGGTGTGCGGTGAGGAATGGTACACCCGAAAGGGACGCACGGCGGCTTCCTTCTTCGTGATCGATGGGGAGGACGGGAACACTTATTCTGCGGAACCTACGGAAGACCCGCTGGATACGACGGACGAACTCTACTACGTAGAGGTGACGGAGGGCGACAGCATCCTCTGCCCCTTCTGTGGCACGGAAACCAAGGTGATCAAAGCCACGACCATCGGAGACGGAAAAACCAAGCGCTTGCAGATTGCCCAGCTTGCCAATATCGACGGTTATACCACGATCATTTACTGGCTGGCGGAAAATCAGATCTATCAGTATGGCAGCAGCCTGACCCTGGCCCCCAGATATGCCTACGCGCTGGATGAAAAAGGGCAAATCAAAGCCTTTTCCCATCGGCAATACCTGGGCTACTCCCTGGACGGGGAGGCTCCCAAGTGGCGGCCGTGGGATAACACCCGGGATAAATGGGATGCACTCTACTGCGATTGGGGGAGCATCAACGGCCGGAAGAAGGGAACCGTTGGCTGTCCAAGCGTGCCGTTTGACATGGAAGGGGCTACCGGCGAAAAGACCGGCCTTGCTGGCTACTGGCAGGCGGCCAAAGGACTTCTCCCGCTGCAATACCTGAAGCTATGGCAGAAATGCCCGGCGGTGGAGAACCTGGTAAACGCAGGATTTGCAGATTTGCTGGGAAGCATCCTCAGTGACGCCAACCAATACGGCTACGATGTTGTTTCGGAAGCGAAGAAGACGCTGGATCTGTCCAAGCGGCGGCCTCATGAAATGCTGGGCCTTTCCAAGGAGGACTTCCGGAAAATAGACAGGATGATTGAGCCGGAGCACCTGCGGGACTTCCGGGCGCTGCGGAAGCTGGCCCTCAAGGCTTCCGTTTCCCGACTACTGGATATGAGCCGGAATGGAAGCGGGGATGTGCTGCTCCGGCAGATAGAGAAGTACGGCGGGAGCTTTGCAAAATACGAAGGGTACTTTCAGAAGCAGGAAATCCCCATCCGGGAGCTCCAGCTCCTTGCGGACACCCGGCGCTTTGCCCAGGAGCTCCACCCCCGCCAGAAGCTCACCGAGGAGGAGCTGTGGCCCCGGCAGCTGCGGGAGACACATGACCGGCTCAGTGCAGCCCGTGTGCTGCAGCTGGATGAAGGCAAATCCCAGCGGATTCAAGCCGGTTTTGATGCCGTGCTGGAAAAATACGGGGAGCTCCAGTGGACGGACGGTGAGCTGGAGATCCTGCTGCCAAAGTCCAACCAGGAGCTTGTCCGGGAGGGGCAGGTGCTGCGGCATTGCGTGGGCACCTACGGAGAATCCCACGCCAAGGGAGAGAAGATCATCCTCTTTGTCCGTCACCACAGGCGGCCGGAACGTTGCTATTATACCCTGAACATTTCCTTTGCCGGAGATCGGCCCCGGGAGGTGCAGCTCCACGGCTACGGCAACGAGCACCACGGGCCGCAGAAACAGTATGCCCACAAAATCCCTGCCAAGGTCCGCGCCTTTGTGGATCGCTGGGAGCAGGAAATTCTGATTCCCTGGTTTGTCAGCCAGAAAAAGGAGAAAAGCGCATGAAAGAGGTTGCAGCAACGCGGAATCTGGAAACAGTCACCGCAGAGATCGTCACCATCACCGGCCAGGTCAAGTGTGCTGTGGTATCCGCAGCTATTGAGATCGGGCGGCGGCTGGTGGAGGCCAAGGAGCTGGTGCCCCACGGAGAATGGGGCAAATACCTGGAGGAGAAGGTTTCCTTTTCCCCCAGTCAGGCGGGAAACATGATGCGGCTGTACAACGAGTACGGCAGCAATCAGGAGAGCCTTTTCGGCGGTGGGGCCAAGGCCATTGAGGCCCTGTCCGTGACCAGTGCCATCCGGCTTTTGTCCCTGCCTGCCGAGGAACGGGAGGCCTTTGTGGAGGAAAACGACGTGGCGGCCATGTCCACACGGGAGCTGGAAAAGGCCATCAAGGAACGGAACGAGGCCCTGGAGGCTCAGAAAGCCGCAGAGGCTTCGGCCCGGCAGTCTGAGGACGCCGTGAAAACGGCGGAAGCTGCCGTGGCGGGCTATCAGGAAAGGCTTGCCGCTCTGGAAAAGAAGCTGGATTCCGCCAAGACCGGAGAGAAAAAGGCCAAGGAGGCTCTGAAGCAGCTGAAGGACAACCCGGTACTGCCGGAAGATCTGATGGCAAAGATCCGAAAGGAGGCGGAAGTCACCGCTGCGGAGGCTGCCGCCGGGAAAGCGGAGGAAAAGCTGAAAAAACTGGAGGATGCCCGTGCAAGAGCTGAAAAGAGGGCTGCTGAGGCTGCCCAGGCTCTGGAAGAGGCCCAAAAGCAGCGGGCTCTTGGCAGCCCGGAGGCGGCTGTATTCCGGGTGCTGTTCGGGAAAGTTCAGGAGGACTTCCAGCAGATGGGCAATGTGTTGAGTCAGGTTCAGCTGCAAGACCCGGAGCTGGCGGAAAAGCTCAGAGCTGCCGTGAGAAAGCTTTTGGAGAATTTGGAGGGGAAGGTCAATGGATAATACATCGGTAAAAATTGCCAGTCTGGAGCTGGAAAACGTAAAGCGGATCAAGGCTGTCCGTCTGGTGCCCACGGAGAAGGGGCTGACGGTAATCGGCGGGAACAATGGACAGGGGAAGACCTCTGTGCTGGATGCCATTGCCTGGGCTCTGGGCGGGGATCGCTACCGCCCCAGCAGCCCGGAACGGGATGGCAGCGTAGTGCCGCCCAGAATTCGTATTGTGCTGAACAACGGTCTTGTGGTGGAGCGCGCCGGGAAAAATTCCGCTTTGAGGGTCACAGACCCCACGGGGCACCGGGGCGGCCAGCAGCTGCTCAACAGCTTCGTGGAGGAGCTGGCGCTGAATCTCCCAAAGTTCATGGAGGCCAGCGGCAAGGAAAAGGCTGATACGCTGCTGAAGATCATCGGCGTAGGAGATCAGCTGTATCTGCTGGAAAACAAGGAAAAGCAGCTCTACAACCAGCGCCTGACCATTGGCCGGATTGCGGATCAGAAGGCCAAGTATGCCAAAGAGATGCCCTTCTATGATGGCGTCCCCGAGACGCCTGTCTCGGCCATGGAGCTGATCCAGCGGCAGCAGGAGATTCTGCTGCGGAATGCGGAGAATCAGAAAAAGCGCATCCGGGTTCAGGAGCTTGCCCAGGAGCTCCGGCAGACAGAGAAAACCCTGGAAGACCAGACAGACCGCCTTCGCCGCCTGCTGGAGGAGCAGACCCAGACCCAATACAAGCTGGACAGGCTGCGGGAAAACCTTCAGGAGGCCCGGAAAACAGCCCAGGAGCTTCTGGATGAATCCACTGTCCAGCTGGAAGCGGATCTGCAGAATATTGACGCCATCAATATCAAGGTGCGGGCAAACCTGGACAGGGAAAAGGCGGAAGCGGAAGCCCAGGGCTATTCCCGGCAGTATGATGCCCTCACCGAGGAGCTTGAAAAGACCAGACAGGAGAAATATGAGCTTCTGCACGGGGCCAGGATGCCCCTGGAAGAGCTTTCCGTGGAGAATGGGGAGCTGACCTATCGGGGCAAGCGCTGGGATGGCATGAGCGGCAGCGAGCAGCTGAAGGTGTCCGCGGCCATTGTCCGGGAGCTGAATCCCAGGTGCGGCTTTGTGCTGCTGGACAAGCTGGAACAGATGGATCTGAGCACTTTGAAAGAGTTTGGCGCCTGGCTGGAAAAGGAAAATTTACAAGCGATTGCAACTCGCGTCTCCACCGGCGGGGAGTGCAGCGTGATCATTGAGGACGGCAGCACCCAGGCGGAGCCGCTGCCTGAAATCGGGAAAACATGGAAGGAAGGCGTATTTTAATGCTGAATATTTCAAGCGGACGGATCGAGAAGCCCCAGAAGGTGGTCATTTACGGGCCGGAAGGCATTGGCAAGACCACCTTTGCAGCCCAGTTCCCAGACCCTGTGTTCATCGACACCGAGGGTAGTACATACCACATGAACGTGAAGCGGACGGAAAAACCCCAGTCCTGGCAGCAGCTTATGGATCAGGTGCAGCAGATCGCCCAGACCCCCGGTATTTGCAAGACCCTGGTGCTGGATACGGCAGACTGGGCGGAGATGATCTGCACTGAGATGGTCTGTAATAAGTATCAGAAGAAGGGCATCGAGGACTTCGGCTACGGCAAGGGCTATGTGTTCCTGCAGGAGGAATTCGGGCGGCTGCTGAACGCCCTGACGGAGGTCATTAACGCCGGAATGAATGTCGTTATGACGGCTCACGCCAAAATGCGGAAGTTTGAGCAGCCGGATGAGATGGGTGCCTATGACCGCTGGGAGATGAAGCTGAGCAAGCAGGTGGCCCCCATGGTGAAGGAGTGGGCGGATATGGTGCTCTTTGCCAACTACAAGACCTATGTGGTGGCGGCGGACGACAAGGGCAAGAAGCACAAGGCCCAGGGGGGCAAGCGGGTGATTTTCACCGCCCATCACCCCTGCTGGGATGCCAAGAACCGGCATGGCCTGCCCGAGGAGCTGCCGTTGGACTATGCCTCCATCGCCCGCTGCATTCCCGGTAGCGATGTAGCAGCCAAGCCGGGCAGGGAAGCACCGCCTGAACATCCTGCTGCCATGCGGCCCACACCACCCCAGCCGATGCCGCAGAAGCCCGCTGCCGTCCAGGATACACCTGTGCAGCCGGAGCCTGTTCGGGCGGCACCCACGCCGCAGCCGACCCCCGTTCAGACGCCGCCCATGCCGGAGGCACCGCAGCTGCCACCCACTCATGCAAAGCCTTCCGGGCCGGATCCGGCGTCCGGTGTGCCGCCGCGGGTGCAGGCACTTATGGATTCGGGAGGCGTTTCGGAGGATGAGGTTCGGGCGGTATGGAGCGGAAAGGGATACTTCCCGCAGGATACGCCCTGGGATGTGCTGGAGCAGGAGGGCTTTGTGGACGGATGGATTTTGCCCTTCTGGGGCCAGATTGTGCAGACCGTACAGCAGAACAGAGGAACCCGCGACTTGCCGTTTACCATGTAATCAAAGAAAGAGAGGGTATTTATTATGAGTGACTATCAGAATGCGGCCCATGAGATCGGCTGGGACGATCCGATCAGTGTTGACGGAGAGCAGTTCATCACCCTGGAAGAGGGGGACTACGACTTCACCGTCACCGGCTTTGAGCGTGGGCGTTTCCCCGGTTCTGCCAAGATCCCCGCCTGCAACAAGGCAACGCTGAACCTGACGGTAAACACACCTGAGGGTACGGCCAACGTCAAGTATGACCTGATCCTCTGGTCCAGTCTGGAATGGAAGATCTCCGCGTTCTTCCGGGCCATCGGCCAGAAGAAAAACGGGGAGGCCTTTGTGCCCCGGTGGAATCAGGTGGTGGGCGCCGGAGGGCGAGCCCATTTCAAACCCCGGAAGTACACCAACAAGGACGGAGAGGAACGCACGGTGAACGATGTGGCCAGCTTCTATGACGCGGCGCAGCCTCTCCAGCAGGGCTTTGCAGTCCCGCAGCCTCCCCAGCAGCCCGCCGGTGCCGCCTGGCAGGGTAAATTCTGATGGAGCTGCGTCCTTATCAGAAGGAAGCAATCGGGGCAATTGAGGCCCAGTGGCAGTCCGGCCGTCGCCGGACGCTGCTGGTGCTGCCCACCGGGGCGGGCAAGACCATCGTCTTCTGCAAGCTGACCGAGCGGCAGGTGCGGCAGGGGGCCAGAGTGCTGATTATGGCCCACCGGGGGGAGCTGCTGGAGCAGGCGGCGGACAAGCTGCTGAAATCCACGGGGCTGCGCAGCGCCACGGAAAAGGCAGAGGAGAGCTGCCTTGGCAGCTGGTACCGAGTGGCAGTCGGTTCTGTTCAAAGCCTGCAGCGGCCCGCGAGGCTTGCCCAATTCCCGGAGGATTACTTCGATATTATTATTGTAGATGAGGCCCACCATGTGCTGTCGGAGGGCTATCAGCGGGTCATGGAACACTTTCCCCAGGCCAAGGTGCTGGGGGTGACAGCCACCCCGGATCGGGGGGATATGCGCAATCTGGGCCAGTTTTTCGAGACGCTGGCCTATGAGTACACCATGGTTCGGGCCATCCGGGAGGGGTATCTGTGCCCCATCAAGGCGGAGACCATCCCCTTACAGCTGGATCTCTCCGGGGTCGGTGTCCATGGGGGCGACTTCCGGGCGGGGGACTTGGACACGGCCCTTGATCCATACTTAGACAAGATCGCCCAAGAGATGGCCGCCCGGTGCCAGGAGCGAAAAACTGTGGTGTTCCTTCCCTTGGTGAAAACCAGCCAGAAATTCCGGGATATTATCTGCAAGGCAGGCTTCCGGGCGGCAGAGGTCAACGGGGAGAGCGAGGATCGGGCAGAAGTTCTGGCAGATTTTGCGGCGGGGAAATACAACGTGCTCTGCAACTCCATGCTCCTGACGGAGGGCTGGGACGATCCCAGCGTGGACTGCGTGGTGGTGCTCAGGCCAACCAAGGTGCGTTCCCTTTACTGCCAGATGGTGGGCAGGGGCACCCGGCTTTCCCCCGCCACGGGCAAGACCCACCTGCTCCTGCTGGACTTTCTGTGGCATACGGAACGGCACGAGCTGTGCCACCCGGCGGCGCTGATCTGTGAAAACGAGGAAGTCTCCAGGAAGATGACCGAGGACATTGCCCAGGCCGGTGCACCCGTAGACCTCATCGAGGCGGAGCAGACCGCCAGTGAGGATGTGGTTGCCCAGCGGGAAGAGGCTCTGGCCAAGAAGCTGGAGGAGCAGAGAAGAAAGAAGCACAGGCTGGTTGACCCGCTGCAATATGAGATGTCCATTCAGGCAGAGGATCTTTCCGGCTATGTGCCCTCCTTCGGCTGGGAGGTGGGGCCGCCTTCCGATAAGCAGGTGCAGACCCTGGAGAAGCTGGGCATCAACCCGGATGAGGTCCAGTGTGCCGGCAAGGCGGCGCTGCTGTTGGACAAGCTGGAAAAGCGTTGCATAGAGGGACTTACCACACCCAGGCAGATCCGCTGCCTGGAACGCTACGGTTTCCGGCACGTGGGTCAGTGGAGCTTCGAGGCGGCAAAGCAGATGATCGACCGGATCGCCGCAGCCGGGTGGCGGGGAGCACCCAGAGGGGTAGACCCAAGGACATACGATTGGAGGACAAATGGAACAGCTGAATCTGGCGGAAGTGCTGAATCGCGTTGACCCATCGGCACTGAGCTATCAGGAGTGGGTCAATGTGGGCATGGCACTGAAGCAGGAGGGCTACCCCTGCGAGGTATGGGACAGCTGGTCACAGCGAGACAGCCGGTATCACCCCGGAGAGTGCGAGAAGAAGTGGCAGGGCTTTCACGGAAGCGCTGCCCCCGTCACCGGCGGGACCATTGTCCAGCTGGCAAGGGAGCAGGGATGGTATAGCTCGGAGGGCGGCCACGAAATCGGCTGGGGGGATGTTATCCGGGACGAATTAACGGTGGTGGACGGGGGATGGGTGGAATCCAGAGAGGTCCCGATGCCCAAGCAGTGGCACCCCGCCCAGGAGCTGATCACGTACCTGGAAACCCTGTTTGATGCCAATGAAAATGTAGGCTACGTGACGGAAAGCTGGCAGAAGGAGGAAAAATATCTGCCAACCAAGGGCTGCTATGACCGTACCGCCGGGCAGCTGATTGAAGCCCTGAGTAAGTGCGGGGATGACCTGGGGGCCGCCCTGGGAGACTACAAGCCGGAGGCTGGGGCCTGGATTCGCTTCAACCCCCTGGACGGCAAGGGCGTGAAGAATGAGAACGTCACCGAGTTTCGATACGCGCTGGTGGAATCCGACGATATGCCCATTGCCCAGCAGAACGCCCTTTTGCGGGAGCTGGAGTTGCCGATTGCCTGCCTGGTACACAGCGGCGGGAAGAGCCTCCACGCTATTGTGCGGATTGATGCCCCGGACTACGCCGAGTACCGCCGCCGGGTTGACTACCTCTATGAGGTTCTCAAAAAGAACGGCTTTACCCTGGATACCCAGAACAAGAACCCCTCCCGGCTGTCCAGAATGCCCGGCGTTACCCGGAGGGGGAACAAGCAGTTTTTGGTGGATACCAATATTGGAAAGGAATCCTGGGAAGCCTGGAAGGAATGGGTAGAGAGTGCCAACGACAATCTGCCGGAGTTTGAGCGGCTGGAGGACTACTGGTATGACCTCCCGGCTCTGGCCCCCTGCCTGATCGAGGGTGTGCTGCGGCAGGGCCATAAGATGCTGATCGCCGGGCCGTCCAAGGCGGGCAAGTCCTTTGCACTGATCGAGCTGTGCATTGCCATTGCCGAGGGCAAGAAGTGGCTGCAATGGCAGTGCGCCCAGGGAAAGGTGCTCTATGTCAACCTGGAGCTGGACAGAGCTAGCTGCCTGCACCGGTTTAAGGATGTGTATGAGGCTATGGGGCTGCGGCCTGCCAATATCCGCAATATCGATATCTGGAATCTCCGGGGCAAGTCTCTGCCCATGGACGCGCTGGCCCCTAAGCTCATCCGGCGGGCGCTGAAGCAGAACTACATCGCCGTGGTCATCGACCCCATTTATAAGATCATTACCGGCGACGAAAACAGCGCCGACCAGATGGCGGCCTTCTGCAACCAGTTTGACAAGGTCTGCACGGAGCTTGGCTGCGCCGTGATCTACTGCCACCACCACTCCAAGGGCGCCCAGGGAGGCAAGCGGGCCATGGATCGGGCATCTGGATCCGGCGTGTTTGCCCGTGACCCGGATGCCATGCTGGATCTGGTGGAGCTGGAGCTGACCCCGGAGATCGTGGAGCAGCAGGCCAATGCGGCAGCGGCCAGAGCCTGCCTGCAATGGATAAAAAAGAACGAGCCGACGCTGCGGGACAAGCTCTCCCAGGACGACACCTGCAGCGCTGCCTCCCTGGAGCGGATCATCCGGGACAATGTTCCAATCTGGATCTATGATGTGGCCCGGGAGGAGGCCCAGCAGGCCCGCAGCGCCGCAGCTGGCTTCACCGGCTGGCGCATTGAGGGAACCCTGCGGGAGTTCCCCAAGTTCCCGCCGGTGAACCTCTGGTTTCGCTACCCGGTGCATCAGCTGGACGACGGGCAGATCCTGGGAGACCTGGATGTGGACGGCAGTCAGCCAAACTGGAAGAAGGCGAATCGGAACCGAAAAAAATCCTCTGATGAATATCGGAGAAGCAAGGCACAGGAGTATAGTGAGGCGATAGCAAACTGCTGTGCAGGAGAGGCTCCAACGGTCAATGATCTGATTCAATATTTTGCTGGGAACGGGAAAGAGGCGAAAGCAGACACTGTCAGAAAAGACTTGAAAAAGTTCGGATTTTGCATCAATCGAAATGATGGAAAAATCTATAAGGCAGAAAGCTCTGAACAGGATGGAATAGAAAATTCCTAATGCGTCTTGCACGGGATTGTATAGAAAAAATCTATTCCGTCCCGCACGGGATGGAATAGGAAATCTCTAATACGTCTTGCACGGGATTGTATACGTCCCCCCTACGGGGGGAGATACGCGTGTCGTCCCGCACGGGATGGGAGGGGATGGGCGTAGGCACAGCCCATCCCCCCATACCCGCACGTGACGGGACATCCCTCGGAAAAGTTTGGTTGGAAAAAGTTTGAAAAATGAGGTGACGAAAATGATTCAGTTTTTTATGCCGATGATCCCGCCCACGGTGACCCACCAGGAGAAGCAGGTGGCGGTGGTGGATGGCAAGCCCAGATTCTACGAGCCGGAGGAGCTGAAAGCGGCAAGGGCCAAGCTGCGGGACAGTCTGGCAGCCCATCGGCCGGAAAGGGAGATGGAGGGCGGAGTGCGGCTGGTTGTGAAGTGGCTCTTTCCAAGAGGCACACACCCCAACGGCAGTTACCGCATCACAAAGCCGGACACCGACAACCTGCAGAAGCTTCTCAAGGATGTGATGACCCAGCTGCACTTCTGGAAGGACGATGCCCAGGTGGCCTCTGAGATCTCGGAGAAGTTCTGGGCGGAGGTTCCCGGAATCTTCATCCGGGTGGAGGAGCTGCCATGACGGACTACACCGTGGACGCCCTGGAGGATATGGCCATTCGTCAGGAGCCGGTGCCGGAGCTGAAGAGCCAGGCGAAGATCCTGCTTTACCAATCGCTTCGGAATCTGTACTGGTATGCCCGGCAGTGCGGCCTGACCCAGGAGCAGGGGAGGCAGGAGAAGCAGCGGATTCTGGACAGCTATCGGATGAACAAGTTCCTGGAGGAGCTGAACGAGAGCACCAGCGCCATGTGGCAGCGCATTGAGGCGGCCTCCACAGCCTACCGGAAGGCTCCTGGCGTGGAGACCGCGGACGCCCTTCTGGAGGCCATCTACAACGTGAAGCGGAAGCTGCCGGAGAAGGGGGGCCTGTGGTGATGGATGACCGGGAAGCGTTGGAATGTATGAAGAAGCTGCTGGAGTTTTGCCGGCACCAGCGTATTTGCCGGGAATGCATCTTCCACCTGAGGGAACCTGGGTGCTGGACGTGCCAGCTGAAAAGACTGGACCTGTTTGATATGCAGGAAATCAAGGCAAACTTGTATGCGAAATGCGAGCTTAACGCCAATGCCAGATGATTGGATGTGAGAACGTGAATGCAAAAGACTATTTAAGGCAGGTTGAAAAGCTGAATACACAGATTGAAAACAAGCTGACGGAGAAACTACAGTGGCAGAACATTGCCCTGGGGATCACAACCACTACAGAGGGTGAACGTGTACGGTCTTCCGGAAATAAGCAGAAAATGGCGGATGCAATAAATTGCTGGGTTGATGCAGAGCGGGAAATTGATGCCGCAATAGATAAGCTGGTTGGCTTAAAAGCTGAAATCATTCGGACAATCGAGCAGCTTCCTCCTACGGAATATGATGTGCTGCACAAGAGGTACATTCAGGGCATGACATTTGATGAAATTGCAGGAGTAAAGAGGAAGTCCAGAAGTTGGGCGGCCACCGTGCATGAAAGAGGATTGCATTCACTTCAAAAAATTCTGGACAAGCAGGGCAACACATAACCTTTTGTACACTTCTGTACATTTTTGTATATTTCTGTATGTTTTTATATCTTTTTGTACTTGGCTGATTATGGTATCTGTGATACGATTAGCCTGGAAAAAGAATAAATGCGCTTCTTTTCCTGAACCGCCCCGGGTCTACCTCCTGCCCTGGGCGGTTCTATTTTACGCAGAAAGCAAGGTGACAGCCGTGGCGAAGCTGACGGACAAGCAGAGGCGCTTTTGTGACGAGTATCTGGTGGACGCCAACGCCACGGCCGCCGCAATCAGAGCCGGTTACTCGAAGCGGACGGCAGCCTCCATCGGCGCCGAAAACCTTATAAAACCTGATATCAAAAACTACATTGCCCGGCGCATGGCGGAGAAGGAAGCGGAGCTGATTGCCGATCAGGACGAGGTGCTCCAGTATCTGACCTCTGTCATGCGGGGCCAGTCCCGGTCCTCTGTGGTGGTCGTGGAGAACGTGGGGGACTATATGAGCGAGGCCCGGGAGATGGAGAAGGGGCCGGACGAAAAGGAGCGGCTGAAGGCCGCGGAGCTGCTGGGCAGGCGGCACAACCTGTTCAGCGAAAAGGTGAAGGTGGATGTGAATCTGCCGGTGGTGATTTCGGGGGCGGATGAGCTTGAAGACTGAGACTGTGAATATCTCCCTGCCGGAGACTGTGGGCAGGGGCTACGGCACCTTCTGGAGGTTCCGCGGTCGCTACAGGGTGGTCAAGGGAAGCCGGGCCTCCAAGAAGTCCAAAACGACGGCCCTGTGGTATATCGTGAATATGATGAAATACCCCGAGGCCAACACACTGGTGGTCCGAAAGACCTTCCGCACGCTGAAGGACAGCTGCTTCACGGAGCTGAAATGGGCGGTGCATCGGCTGAAGGTGGACGCCTGGTGGGAGTTCCGGGAAAGCCCTCTGGAGGCCACCTATCTGCCCACAGGGCAGAAAATCTATTTCCGTGGGCTGGATGACCCCTTAAAGGTCACGTCCATTACGGTGGATGTGGGCGTGCTCTGCTGGGCGTGGCTGGAGGAAGGCTATGAAGTCATGAAGGAAGATGACTTCAACGTTCTGGATGAATCCATCCGTGGTGAATGCCCGGAAGGGCTGTTCAAGCAGTGGACAATTACCTTCAACCCGTGGAATGAACATCACTGGCTGAAAAAGCGTTTTTTTGACGCGCCGCCGGATCCTGACGTGCTGGCAATCACCACGAACTATATGTGCAACGAGTGGCTGGACGCCGGGGATATCAAAGTCTTCGAGGAGATGAAGAAGCGGAACCCCCGGCGCTACGCCGTGGCCGGTCTGGGGGGCTGGGGTATCGTGGACGGTCTGGTCTATGAGAACTGGCGGGAAGAAGCCTTTGACATCGACCAGACGCGGCGGAAAGACGGCATTGTGTCCGCCTTTGGTCTGGACTTCGGTTATACAAACGACCCTTCAACGCTTTTCTGCGGTCTGCTGGACCAGAAGGAAAAGCGTTTGTTCGTGTTTGACGAAATGTACGAAAAGGGGCTTTCCAACAAGCGCATTGCCGAAACGATTCAGGGCATGGGCTACGGCAAGGAAAGAATCACCGCCGATTCCGCCGAGCCGAAGTCCATTGACGAGCTGAAGAGTCTGGGCCTGCGGGTCAAGGGCGCCGCGAAAGGAAAGGACAGCATTACAAACGGCATTCAGTGGATTCGGGATTTGGAAATCATCATTCATCCGCGGTGTGTGAACTTCATGACAGAAATTAGCAACTACACATGGGACACGGACAAATTCGGGAACAAGCTGAATGTGCCGATCGATGATTTCAACCACCTGATGGACGCCATGCGCTACGCCCTGGAGAAGTATATCACGGGCAGCAAATGGCTGATATAAATTCACAACGAAAGAAGAGTGCCGCAAATGACATTGAAAGAAATTCTGCCCCTGCTCAGCGGCGGGCTGGTGGGGCTGCTGACCCTTATCCAGATTGCCCCCATCAAGGTAAATCCCTGGTCCGCTATCCTGGAATGGCTGGGCAACCAGACGAACAAGGCCCTGCTTGCCAAAATGGAAGCCTTCGAAGCGGACATGAAGGGCGTAAAGGCAGAGGTTGAAACCATACGGGACGAAAACAGGGAAATCCATGCTAAGGATTGCCGGGTCAGAATTCTGCGGTTTGCTGATGAAATCTATCTGGGGCAGCTCCACAGCCATGAGCATTTCAAGCAAATACTGGGGGATATCACCCATTACGAAAAATACTGTGACGCGCACCCGGAGTTTGAAAATCAGATCGCGGTTGCGGCAATTGAGCAGATCAAGGAATCCTACAATACACGGCTGCGGAAGCATGATTTCCTGAAATAGGGAGGTGAACGATATGCCCAACATAAGAATTTCCGTAAAGAACAAGATTGCCGTGCAGACCAACAGAACGCTGTATGTTTGCGGCAACAGCGACTACACAGCTCTTTTTGACCTGGATGCAGAATGGAATGCTTTTGAAATAAAAACGGCACGGTTTTGCTATAACGGCCATTATTCTGATGTTGTTTTTACAGGAAATGAATGTGAAATTCCCGTCATTGCTGATACGAATGAATTTGAAATCGGCCTTTTTGCAGGAAATCTGCACACCACAACACCTGCAATGGTGCTGTGTGAAAGATCCATCCTCAGCACATCAGGCACCCCCACCAATCCGTCCCCTGATGTGTATCATCAGCTGATTGAGAAAATCAACAGCGGAATGCTCCGTGGGCCGCAGGGTGAGAAAGGCTCCACCGGCCCGCAAGGTCCCACCGGCCCCGCTGGCCCGCAGGGGGAAAAGGGCGAGAAAGGCGACACCGGGCCTGCGGGGGCACCTGGCAAGGACGCGCCGCAGATCAACGATGCCGTTATCAGCGCCGAAAATCCGTGGAGCAGCCAGAAAATCGTCGAAACACTGTGCCCGCCCCTGGATGTGAGCGGGAACCCGGTGACCTGCGAGCCTGTTGCGGGGTATCCGCTGGGGGTGGTGGCCAACTGGGAGCCCACGCAGGCGGGGACGGGTGAGCCGTATCCGGCGGGAGGCGGGAAAAATCTAATCCCCTACCCAAGCAATATCGGCTATTCGTTCCCGATGACGAGGAACGGATTGACAATTACATCGAACCCAGATGGCTCTTACACGGTAAACGGTACAGCAACAGCGAACACCTATTTCGCGGTATGCAATCTTTCGGGCGGGGAGTTTGACAACATTGGCACGGTTACGCTAAGCGGATGCCCCAAAGGCGGGAGCACCTCGGCAACTAACGGCTACTATTTAGCGCTGTACACCGGAGCGGGCGGAATCTGGAAAAGTGACGTTGGAAGCGGCGGCAGCATTGATTTCGGGGTGCTGGGAGCTGGTGCTAGAATCGAGATAACCGTTACGTCCGGCTACACAGCGAACAATCTAAAATTCTGGCCCCAGCTAGAAAAAGGCTCCACCGCTACCGCCTATGCCCCCTACGAAAACATCCGGCCGATTTCCGGGCGGGAGGCGGTGAGCGTGGAGCGGTGTGGGGTGAATCTGCTGAAAATCGCACCGTTTGACACCGATGTTTATAAAGGCGTTACCTTTGAATATGTGCCGGACGGCGGCGTTCGGATTCAGGGCACAGCATCAGCCAACGTAGATTCCCCAATATTTCCCATTTGGCATCTGCCACCTGGAAAATACTACGGGCTGGATATGGGCACGGGAATAGCCGCGAGTATTGTTGTCCAGCGGGCCGGAAAGATGTTATGGCTAAACGCAAAAGGTACGTTTGAAATCATTAAGGGTGATATTGTTAAGTATTGGTACATGATTGTCAATACCGGCTATACGGCAAACAAAACCGTATACCCGTACATTGTCCCCGGCACCACCGCCCCGACCGTCTACACCCCCTACCGTGGCGACACGCTGGCCCTGGCGCTGCCGTCTACTGTCTACGGCGGTGAGGTGGATGCGGTTAGCGGGCAGGGGCAGAATGCATGGAAATTGCTGACGCTGGATGGGACGGAAAATTGGGGAGCACAACAAACCGCCATTCCCGGCAAATCTGGTTTCATACTTAGAGTGCCTGGAATAGCCACTCCCGAGAAGCCCGAAATTAAGGGTGATATTGTATGCAATCAATATCCGGCAATTACAGCAAATGATACATACCAATGCAAAAACGGAATATCAGTTGAAGCAGAAGAAAACTACTATTTCAGGATTTTTAATGATACACACGCGGGAGGAACAGCAGACGAATGGAAATCTTATCTTGCCGCCCAGTACGCCGCCGGGACCCCGGTGCAAATCGCCTACAAGCTGGCCGAGCCGGTGCCGTTCCGGGCCACGGGCGCACAGCCCGTCCCGGCGCTGGCGGGGTGCAATACGGTGCTGACGGATGCCGACAGCGCGACAGTGACGGGCCGGGCTGACCCAGCCCACGCCATTGCGGCGCTGCAAGCACAGTTGGCTACGGCAACACAGCAGCTGGTGGAGACTCAGGCGGCGGTGGTGGACACCACGGCTGCTATTGAGCAGGACTGCGATGCAATTGGAGGAGGTGAGGACGCGGATGCTGAGTGAGGCCGAGATCAAAGCGTTTATAGATGCAGATTCCAAAAGCAGGCAGAAGCAATTTGCAAAGGTTGGTGTGCGGTATTATGAGGGAAATCACGATATCAGGGATTATCGGATTTTCTTCATTGACGCTGAAGGAAAGATTCAGGAAGACAAGACGAAAAGCAATATCAAGATTTCACACCCGTTTTTCCGGCTGCTGGTTGACCAACAGACCCAGTATATGCTTTCCGGTCACGGCGGCTTTGTGAAGTCCGATATCCCGGAGCTGCAAACGGAGCTTGACGCATACTTCAACGAAAACGAAAGCTTTGTTTCTGAGCTGAACGGTCTTATTTCCGGAACGGTTACCAAAGGCTGGGAATATATGTACGCCTACAAGGACGAAAACGACCGGACAGCGTTTCAGGTGGCGGACAGCATCGGCGTTGTGGAAGTCCGGGAGAAGGAAACCGATGACGGCTGCGCCTATGTGATCCGATGGTTCATTGACCGGTTCGACAAGGACAACAAGGCCATCAAACGCATTCAGGTGTGGGACAGGAAACAGACCTGGTTTTACTGTCAGGAAGGAAATGGCGGTATTGTTCCGGATGATTCCCTTTCCCCCAATCCCAGGCCCCATATCCTCTACCAAAAGGACGGGGACGAAGGCACCTACTATGACGATTACGGCATGATTCCCTTCTTCCGGCTGGACAACGGGAAGAAGCGCTTCAGCGGTCTGAAGACTATTAAGGCCCTGATTGATGACTATGACTTGATGAATGCGGGCCTGTCCAATAACATCCAGGACACCAATGAGGCCCTATACGTTGTCAAGGGCTTCCAGGGGGACAACCTAGATGAACTGATGCTGAACATCAAGACCAAGAAGCACATTGGTGTGGATGAAGATGGTAGTATTGATATCAAGACCGTGGATATCCCCGTGGAGGCCCGGAAGACCAAAATGGAAGTGGACGAAAAGAACATTTTCCGCTTTGGCCAGGGCGTGAACACGGAGGCGCTGAAGGACACCAGCGCCACAACGTCTATTGCTATTAAGTCCGCTTATGCGAACCTTGACCTGAAGTGTGACGGCTTGCAGCTGTTCCTTCTTCAGTTCATGCGTAAACTGCTGAAGCTGGTGTTGAAGGAAATCAACGACACCCAGGGCACGGACTATGAGCAGAAGGACGTGTACTTTGACTTTGAACGTGAAATCATCACGAACGCCCAGGAGAATGCCCAGATTGACCTTGTAAAGGCCCAGGAGCAGCAGACGAAGATTACCACGCTGCTGAACACTGCTTCCCTTCTGGGGCAGGAGCTGACGGCGCAGCTTGTGTGTGAAGCCCTTGACCTGGACTATGACGATCTGAAGGATAAGCTGCCCAAGGCTGAGGAAGAACCCACAGCGGCGGCACTGACGGCTCTGGGCGGCATTCAGCCGGAAGGTGATGGGATTTGAACAAGTGGCAAATCGAAGTGCAGGAGTCCCTGCTGAAAAGCGAGGCGGAGGCCGTCAAGGCACTGGAAAGCCAGTATAAGCGGGCGCTGTCCGATATTAACCGGAAGGTCAAGGACTTTCAAGCAGAAATTGACCTGCTGGACGCTGCCATGAATCAGGACGGTCTGGACGATGCTACAATGGCGCTGCTCCAATCACAGCGCCGGTCTAAAATCTATCAGAAGCAGTATCAGGAAGCGCTAAAGGGCCAGATCAGCGGCATTCTGGACAAGATGCAGGGGGACAACTACAGCACCATTGAAAGCTACCTGAAGGATTCCTATGAAAACGGCTATGTTGGCACTATGTACGATATCGCGAAGCAGGGAATCCCGGTCATTACGCCCATAGATCAGGCGGCAGCAGTCCGGGCCATTCTGGTGGACAGCAAGGTCAGCGGCGGACTTTACAATCGATTGGGAATTGAGGTTTCCGCGCTGAAGAAAGCAGTCACCCAGGAAATCAGCCGGGGCATTGCCACAGGGCTGGGGTACGGCGATATCGCCCGAAACATTGCCAACGCTACCAGCGCCCCATTTTCCAGAACAAAGACCATAGCACGTACGGAGGGCCACAGAATCCAGCAGACCTCTACCGCCGATGCCCAGCGGGCGGTGAAGGAACAGGGGGCAGATGTGGTAAAGCAGTGGGACGCTACCCTTGACGGCAAGACCAGGGAATCACACAGACGGGTTGACGGAGAAATCCGGGAGCTTGACGAAAAGTTTTCAAACGGGCTGATGTACCCGGGCGACCCTTCCGGGGGCGCTGCTGAGGTTGTCAACTGCCGCTGTGCGTCCTTGACCCGTGCTAGGTGGGCACTGGATGAAGAGGAACTGGAAGAACTGAAGCAGCGGGCGGAATTCTTCGGGCTGGACAAGACGGAGAATTTCGAGGATTTCAAGGCAAAATATTTGCAAGCCGCTGAAAATATTAATCCTGATGGGACAAACCCCATTGACACAAGCCCACAAATGGCATATATTAACAATACATACGGTGCAACCCATGCAACCGCTGTTAAATCCACTCTTCAGAACGCTGACCCGGATGTTAAAGAGGTGTGGAATAAATACCAGGGCAAGTTTAAGACTTCAGATGCAAACTACACAGGCGGGCAGGCGTTTTATTCGCCTAGTTCGGACAATGTTACATTGAACATTGCGTATGCTGCATCGGGGAGCAGCTATCAAGCCCCTTATCAGGTGCTATTCCATGAATACGGGCATATGACAGATTACCTAGCTGCGAGAGATGCGGGGTTCAGCGCCTATACCGCATTCACAGAAGTATTTGACGGAGTGGACGCAGCAGGAAAAGCCGTCTTCACAACAAACGGGGCGGGCGGACTTCTTGGGAGAACAGCGAAACAAGAGGTCAAGGACGCTATCAGTAATATCAAAAAGGCGCACAAAGTAACCCGCAAAGCGGATGCAGCGCAAATCCTGATTGATGAAATCAGACAGGGTTATTCCCTACTTGCAAGGTCTGACGTGTCGGATATGTTGGAAGGGGCCGGAATCGGCGTGAAATATCCTTTAGGTGTAGGACATGGGTTAGGTTATTGGAAGAATAGGGACAACGGCAAGGAGATTTTCGCCGAAATCTTATCCGCCGAAGCTGCAAGCCCTGAATCGTTGGCCTGTATCAAGAAATACTTCCCCGAAACATACAAGGTATTCAGAAAGATTTTGGAGGTTATCAAATAATGGAAGAAGCTTTAGAACGGTATTACCGGCACTTCCGGGAGGATTACCCGCTGATGATTGCCGGGACGAAACCTGAAAAAGAGATCATCGAAAGAATCAACCATTGCATTGAAACCAATCAGCCGGAATCTGAGCCGGACTATGACGAAAATGCCGATTATTGAAAAAAGCACTGTGCAATTTGCATGGTGCTTTTTTCATGCCCATTTTCAGTAAGTGGCAAGTTTGCCGAAAGTTTGTTGTAAGTTTGCTGCAAGCTCTGACCATTTTCGTGACCCCACGAAAAAGATAATCCGTAAAAAGGCAACCGCTAAGTTTTTCTTAGAGGTTGCTTTTTATATTTCAAAATCCGAAAGGAGCAAACAAAAATGATCGATTTGACCCCCATTGTGAACGCCCTGATTACCCTTCTGGGGCTGCTGCTGACCACGTTCCTGATTCCCTGGATTAAGCTGAAGGTGAGCACCGAAAAGCTGGAACAGGTGAAGAAGTGGACGACTGTCGGTGTAAAGGCAGCAGAAATGATCTACAATGAATCCGGCATGGGCGAGGCAAAGAAAAAGTATGTGCGCAAGTTCCTGGAATCCAAGGGCTACAAACTGGACATTGACACCGTGGACGCATTGATTGAAGCCACTGTACGGGAGATGCAGCAGGAAGCATTTGAGACCGTGGCCGTGCCCGAGCTGCCTGAAGCGGCAGAGGAAGACACCGAACCCGAAGAGTAATATTCATTCAGCCGAAGGGGCGCTCTGGAAACAGGGCGCTTTTTCATGTCCAAAACGGTAATGACGCTTAAACTTTCCTAAATTTCCGGCGCACTTCCGGATTCAACAAAGTGTTTGCCTGTGGAGGACACCACGCTAAAAAACAGGGGCAAGGAAGGATAAACAATGGAATTTCTGAAAGAGATTTTGGGGGATGCCCTCTATGCACAGGTCGAGCAGGCCATGAACGCCTACAACGGCAATGAGGCCAACAGGGACAAGCAGGTGAAGCTGGCCAACCTGAGCACCGGCGAGTATGTGGGCAAGGGCAAATATGACGCCCTTCAGGCCCAGCTGGACGGCAAGGACACCGAACTGACCACGGCCAACAACCTGATTGCCGAACTGAAAAAGGGCACGAAGGACAATGAAGGGCTTCAGGGGAAGATTACCGAATATGAATCCCAGGTTGCCACGCTTCAGGCGGAGCTTGCGAAGACCAGGCTTGACAACGCTATCCAGCTGGCCCTGAGGGATGCCAAGGCGGTTGACCCTGACTATCTGGCTTACAAGCTGCGTGAAAAGTACAAGCCCGAAGAACTGACGCTGGACGAAAACGGCAAGGTCAAGGGCATGGACGAAAAGCTCTCCGGCCTGAAGACCCAGTTCCCCAATCAGTTCGAGACTCCCGGCACGAAGAAGATCATCGAAAACAAGCTGGAGGATGGCGAACAGGGAGAGGCAGAACCCCAGAACCTGGAAGACGCTCTGAAACTGGCCTATGGGCCGAAAAATGATTGAGAAATGAGGTAATTTATTATGGCTATGACCCTTGCAGAAATGAAAGCCGGTATGTCCGACAAGGTTTCTCAGCAGATCGTGGATATTTTTCTGCGGGAATCCGAAATCCTTCAGCTGCTGCCCTTTGACAACTGCGTTTCTCCCCAGGGCGGCAGCACGCTGACCTATTCCTACATTCAGAAGAAGCTGCCCTCTGTGGCTGCTTTTCGTGCGCTGAATGCGGAGTACACCGCTAATCAGGCAACCGTGGAAAAGAAGTCCGCAGACCTGAAAATCTTCGGCGGCAAGTTCCAGATCGACCGTGTGCTGAAGCAGGCGGAAGGCCCCTGGAACAACATGGCCTATCAGATCCGGGAAAAGGTGCTGGCAGCTATCAGCCTGTTCCACTACACCATGATCAACGGCGACGCAACCACCCGCAACACCGAGTTTGACGGTCTGGACAAGATGCTGGCCGGTACTTCCACCGAGTACAACACCGGCGCAAGTATTGACATTTCCACCATGACCCAGCTCAAGGCCAACGCCGACCAGCTGTATGAGCAGATCCAGCTGTTGATCAAGAACACCAGCGCCGACGCGCTGCTCATGAACAGCGCCATGATCACCAAGGTGCAGACCATGGCCCGAATTCTGGGCTACAAGACCGAGAGCGAAGAGGCTTTCGGCCGGAAGGTCACTTCCATGGACGGTGTGCGCTTCATGGATTTGGGCAAGCACTACACCGTTGCAAGCACTACCGTGACCGGCAACGACTGCGTAAATGCCGGTATCAGCCGCACCATTGCGGGCGGTTCTACCGCTACCACCGGACTGACGGATATCTACGCCGTCAAGTTCGATGTAAATGATGGCTTCCACGCCGCTTCCCTGACCGGCAACAGCGCTATCCGGCAGTACCTGCCCGACTTCAACGCCCCGGGTGCGGTTAAGGATGGCGAGGTAGAAATGGTGGCGGCTACCGTGCTGAAGAACACGGCACACGCCGGTGTCCTGCGGAACATCAAGATCGTCTGATAAGCGGAAAGGAGACGCAACATGGCAGTAAAGAAAGCGAAGGCCGTTACCGGCTATGAAATCAAGGTTGTGGGCAACACCGAGTTCTGCGGCGTTGGCGCTGGCGGTGTCCAGTTTGCCTATGGCAAGGCACAGATTACCGGGGGCCGCATGGTGGATTGGTTCCGGGAGCATGAGGGCTACGAAGTGACCGAGATCACGGCTGACGAAGAGGAAGTACCCGCGCCCCCCGCTGAGTAAGGCGGTGCGGCTATGATTATGACCGTTACCGAACTGAAACAGTATGTAACGACTGACATTTCCAACAAGGTGCTTGAAGCCCGTCTGCAAGCGCTGGAATTGTTAGTCCGTGGGTATACCAACAACAATTTCCAGAAGCGGGCCTTCCGGACGGTTGCCGTGGCTGTAGCTGATGGGAATCAGCTGCTTGTTCCCGGAGCAGCTCCCTTCAAGGCTGGGGACACCCTGGAAATTACGGAATCGGAATTGAATTCTGGTCTGGTTACTGTTTCGGCGGTCTCTGATGGGAGCATTACGGTCATGGAAGAACTGTTTGACGAAAGCGGGGTAGTCATCACAAAGGTGGTCTACCCCGCCGATGTGAAACAGGGCGTGGCAAGAATGCTTCAGTGGCAGCTTGACAACGGGGACAAGGTTGGCGTACAGTCTGAGACCATTTCCCGGCACTCTGTCACCTATTTCAATATGGACGGGGATAATTCCAGCATGGGCTTTCCCAAGTCCCTGTTGGGATTTCTGAAGCCTTACAAGAAAGCCAGGTTCGGCCAAGGGGTGAGCGTATGAGCATCGGCGGCAATGTGTACGCTTTTATCCAGTGCAGGACTGTGGAAACCGATGAAATCGGCGCACAGGTGGAAAACTGGGTGGACGTGCAGAAGGTGCGGGGCTGGCTTGACCTGACCGGAGGGGACAGCAAGCATACCAATTACAACGCAAAGTTGCAGGAATCCACCCACGTTTTTGTGGCTGAATATGTGGCCCTGAATGATGTTGTCACCGCAGAAAATTCCCGGGCCGTCATTGCTGGAAAGCGGTATGACGTACTGCTGATCGATGACCCCATGGAGATGCACAAGCAGCTGGAAATCTACCTGAAGTACACGGGGGGCCAGTAAATGAGCGTTGAATTCCACGATTACAGTTTGCAGGTCAAAGCGGCGCTGGATGAAAAAGCGGCGCAGTTTTTGGAAGAGGCCGCTTCCGAAGTGGAATCCGCCGCCCGCAGAAATTCCCGTGTACGGTTCGGGCAGCTAAAAGGCAGCTGGACGCACATTGTTGAAGGGAATGAAGCAACCATCGGAAGCCCGTTGCAGAATGCAATCTGGGAGGAATACGGAACCGGCGAATATGCGGCAGGTGGTGACGGCAGAAAGGGCGGCTGGGTGTACCGGGACGCTGCGGGGGACTGGCATTTTACCTTTGGCAAAAAGCCGAACCATACCCTTCAGCGGGCCTTTGAGAGCACCAAGGGCAAGATTATCAACTGTGCAAAACGAATCTTCGGGGAGCTGAGCGGATGACGGACAACACTTTGAAAGTCGTGAAAGCGGCAATGCAGGAAATGGGCCTGGAATACGCTTTCCGGCGATTTCGCAGAAAGCCCGGATACCCCTACTTTGTCGGTGATTACATGGAGACCGATTCTCTGGGCGAGGACGGCTTGCAGGAATGCACCGTCATCCTAACGGGCTTCGCCCGTGGGGCTGGTTCCGAAGCTGCCCTTGAAACGGCAAAAGGCAAAATCAGAAACTATTTCACATTGGAAGGACGGAGTTTCCCATAG